ATCGCGGACCTCCTAAAAATTTCCCCGGGGGGAGATTTCGAAGGAAGTTTTTACCCCTGGCGGTTCCGTCGGAGGTAGGAGTCCTAACATGGGCTTTGGTTTTTCGAACTTTTAACAAGAAAGAGGTAATAGCATGGGTGCTTACGCTGGTGCCAGGTACGAGTACGCAGTGATGGTTGAGATTCTTGGTGTTCATTCGGACAACAACCAGGACCCTCCCTATATTTCAGTTGACGGCGAGGACGTTGAGGCGACGACTCCGGTCGAAGCTCTTCGTGAGCTGGGCCTTAAGGGGTGGCAGGTTTGCACGACTACGGCTGCTCCCTTTGGCGACGACGCCGAGTCTGCGCTTGTCTTTATTGTTCTGAGCCGTCCGGTCTAAAGGAGAACACTATGAATGTGCTGATCCTTATTGTGATCATTCTACTGATCCTGGTTTTGGCCAAGGCGCTCATTCGCTAGACATATTTAGGAGGAACCATGGAAGATCATTCTGGGTCCGCAATGATTGCCTTACTTCCAGTTACTACTGACTGGTGTAAGATTGAACTTCCGCATCTCACTGTCGTGTATGCCGGTGAGATTGCAGAACTTTCGCCGGGTGACTACAGTGATCTCGGCAAAGACGTCCTTGATATTTCAAGAGAGTTCTCTCCTTTGTGTCTTGACGTCATCGGTATGGATGTGTTTGGTGACGAAGAGCCGGTTGATGTACTGGTTCTTGAAAAGTCTCAACTCCTCCTGTCGATGCGAGCAAAAGTTGAACGGTGGAATGCAAGTCAGCACGACTTTAACCCACACGTAACGGTTGGACCAGTAGGCAGTCTTGACGGACGAGTTCCTAACAAACTTCTCTTTGACCGAGTCCATCTTGGTTGGGGGAAGCGTGGTATGAACGCTTATTTGAATCCTGCCGAAGAGAAGACTGAGGTATCGACCTACTAGCCGAAAGGAGATATTCGTGGCAAACAAGAAAGACCCGGTTAAAGCGGAGCCTCGAAAGTTTAAGCCCGCAATGTCTCCCGAAGAGCGAGAAGACCAGATCATCGCTAAGGCGTATGACCTGGTTGAGCGAAGGATCGACGAGGGGACGGCAACGTCTCAAGAAACTACGCACTTTCTCAAGATGGGGTCGAGACGTGAGCGCCTTGAACAAGATCGGATTGCTACCGGCAACCAACTCGACCAAGCCAAGGTAGAAGCATTGGCTTCTGCTCAGCGGGTCGAGGAGTTGTACCAAGATGCTCTTGCGGCGTTTGCCAGCTACAAAGGGCAAGATGATTACGAGGTAGATGACGAGTATGAGGACTAGATGCTACTCGGAGCTTAAGGAGCTTGACGATTTTCTAGATCGCTATGACTACTTAGTTCTTGGCGGCACCGTCGGTCGCTCTACCTTTGGTTTCGATCGATATTTGAACCAAGAGTTCTATCGGTCGAGAGAATGGCGAAGTGTTCGAGAACAAGTGATCATTCGTGATAACGGGTGTGACCTTGGGGTTCCCGGCTATGAAGTGTATGCGGATATTTTAGTGCATCACATGAACCCGATGAGTGCCGAGGACATCGTGCATGATGAGTCTTGGATTCTAGACCCCGAGTACTTGATCACGACCACATTGAAAACACACAACGACATCCACTATGGAAATGAACCACCACGACCGCTTCTTGTTGAGCGGTTACCTGGTGATACCAAGTTGTGGTAAAGGAGTAGTATGGACCACGTAGAAGATATTTCAAAGTTGTCAGACAAAGAGCAGTTCGAGCGGCTTCTTGCTACTGACAATGGTCCACGTTCACACGAGGATGAGGTTAAGACCAAGCATCTTCCTCAGGAGCCCGGATCGGTGGTGAAAGATTATGAGCGGTATCCAGGACCTGCTTGATGTTGCTCGTAGTCAACTCGGTGTACACGAGGATCCTCCATATTCTAATCGAGTGAAGTACAGTGCTTGGTATGGAATGGTGGGCCCTTGGTGCGACATGTTCGTGTCGTGGTGCGCCGACCAGTCTGGCAACAAAGACGTCATTGGTCGCTTTGCGTATACGCCAAGTCATGAAGCTTGGTTCCGTGCGAACGGGCGTGAGGTCAACATCCGAGACGCCAAGCCTGGTGACATTGTCTTCTTCGACTTTATCGGACGCACTTCGCATGTCGGTATTGTTGAGGCTAATCGAGGTGACGGCCTAGTCACGATTGAAGGGAACACCAACGGCGCAGGTAGCCGAGATGGTGGGTCTGTAATTAGGCACTTTAGGTCTTGGAGTTCTGGCATTGTCAGTGTCCATCGACCAAACTATATTTCTAGTGAGGAGTTTACCATGGATGCAGAAGCAGCGGCGGCATTCTTTGCCACCAACGTTCGAATTCTTGAGATTGAGCAGCGAGAGATTGAGCGGGACAAGCGCCGTTGGCGTCGTCTGTTCGGTCTACTCAAGGCTAGCGGCGATGCTGATCGAGAAGATGATGCTCGACTTGCTAGCATTCAGTCTGAGATTTCGGAGCTTAAGGCTAAGATCGCAGCCCTGGGCTAAAGATATTTGAAAGGATTTAGCTATGGCTGACTCAGATAGCATTCTTCAGACTACAAAAAAGCTCCTGGGGATTGATTCTGCGTACACGGTCTATGATCTTGATATCATCGCCCATATTAACTCGGCTATTGCTACCCTTGCCGATATTGGTATCGGCCCTGATGGGGGTTACGAAGTTACTGATGAGACGAGTGAATGGGGGGAGTATTTAGATGACGACCCCCGCTCGCTTCGAGTTAAGAGCTATATTTACCTGTATGTTCGACGGTTGTTTGATCCGCCGACCACCGGGTTCTTATCTACTTCCATCGACAAGCAGATTGACGAGCTTATTGTTCGTTTGTCCTATCAACGTGAAGAAAGTGTAATTTAGGAGGTGAGTATGCCAGGTAAACCTATGAGTGAGATCTATATTTCAGACATCGTCGCTGAGTCGGACCTTGTTCACTACGGTGTAAAAGGTATGCATTGGGGTATTCGAAAAGATCCTGGTGCCTCTTCCGGTAAGAGTTCCACCACCAGTATTAAGGACTTAGCTGATTCGGATTTGCAAAAAGTTGTAAACCGAATGCGTCTTGAACAGCAGTACAAAGACCTTACCGCAAATCCGGCGCTTAAGACGGGTAAGAAGCATGTAGCAAAGTATGCTAACCAAACGCTGAATCTTGTCATAACTACCGCTTTAACGGCAACTATTGGCGCTGCGGTAAAACAGCATTTTGCTAATGGTGGAGGAATTCCGAGCTTTGGGTTTGGAGGAACTTCTACCCCGACCTATACGCCAACTCCGTTTTCGTTCCCAGCGCTAGGGCCCGGCGTTTCTCCGAATTATCCTATTGCTCGACCAAGAGGAATTTATTAAGATGAGCGACGAACTTACTTCCGTTGAACTTGGCGAAGATTTCCTCGCACACTACGGCGTCAAAGGCATGCACTGGGGTATTAGAAAAGACCCAGGAATCGGACGAGCCCGTGAGGCCATTCTTGATCGTAACGATAAACAACGGCATATGCTACAATTAGCTGCTTCCGGAAAACAATTTCGAACTTCAGTTGCCCTTGGTCGAGCAATTATGGGGTCTAAGCGTCAAGCAAAGAGTTATAACAAAGCCTTTGCTCGCCTAGATGCTCAGGATGCTAGACTTAAGAGTGGTGCGGCTTTGCGGTTTAGGGATCGTATGGATGTAATTATGACGGTGGCCATTGGCGACCTTGGGATGTTTGTAACCCATACTCCGGATCGTAATGCTGCGGTTTGGCAACGACCGAACCCGGTTACAAGGCAGGGTCGTGGAGTTCCTGGAGCTAGAAGTTGACATGAGTTTAGAATTGCTTCATTCAATCGAACTCGGAAAAGACTTCCTCGCTCACTACGGAGTTCCTGGTATGCACTGGGGCGTCCGAAAGAACGACTTGGATTAACAGTAACAATTCATAAACCACTTCTAAAAAGGGCAATCAAAATGGAGAATCTAAGCTCAGTCGATCTTGGTGAAGAATTCTTAGCCCATTACGGCGTTCTTGGTATGCACTGGGGCATTCGCAAGGATAAAACCTATACTGGGTTTAATGGTCGTGAAGTCCCATATGATCCCAGGGTAACCGCTGCAATCCATACTGGGGCGACGTTTGTTGGGGCGGCAATCGGGTATTTCGGGGCCAGGGCGATTGGTCTAAACGGTGGTCTTTACGCCATCGAGTTTGGTGGGCTGACTAACCTGTTTTCCGCCGCAGCACTCCATACTATGGGCAACCGAAAGATGGACCGAATCAACGCCAGTCGATAGTAAAGGAGGCTCGTCATGGCATTGTCTAATACGGCAACTCCCGTATACTATGGCGAGTTCCGAGATCGGGTCATGGCGGAAGAGATTCCAGTCTGTGAACAAATCATCTCTGAGATGTACCGAATTGATGAGCTAATCGCTAACCCAAACATCTACTATGATGATAAGGCTATCGATGGGTTCATCAAGTACTGCGAGAATGAGTTAACGCTTACCGACGGTACAGATCTTCATCTTCTGGATTCGTTCAAGCTTTGGGCTGAGCAGTTGTTTGGGTGGTACTACTTTGTTGAGCGAAGTGTGTATGACCCAGAACTACGAAAGTACCGTAAGAAACTAGTCAAGAAACGACTGGTTACGAAGCAGTACCTCATCGTAGCCCGAGGCGCCGCAAAGTCCATGTACGCCTACTGCATCCAAAGCTACTTCTTGAATGTAGACACCTCTACGACCCACCAGATCACGACTGCTCCTACCATGAAGCAGGCGGAAGAGGTTATGTCGCCGTTCCGTACGGCTATTACTAGGGCCCGTGGCCCCTTGTTTAAGTTCCTCACCGAAGGGTCTTTACAGAACACCACGGGTAATAGGGCCATGCGACAAAAGCTGGTGCCGACCAAAAAGGGTATTGAGAACTTTCTTACAGGTTCTCTGTTAGAAATTCGCCCTATGTCGGTGTCAAAGCTCCAGGGTCTAAGACCCAAGGTGTCTACGGTTGACGAATGGTTGTCGGGGGACATTCGAGAAGATCCTATCGGAGCTATTGAGCAGGGTGCTTCGAAGATGGATGACTATTTGATTGTGGCTATTAGTTCTGAAGGAACCATTAGAAACGGTTCTGGAGATACAATCAAAATGGAACTCGCTAGCATTCTTCGAGGGGAATACCAAGCACCGCACATTTCAATCTGGCACTACAAGCTGGATGACATTGCCGAAGTAGACATGCCTGAGATGTGGTTGAAGGCTAATCCCAACCTCGGCAAGACGGTTACTTACGATGTGTATCATCTTGATGTCGAACGAGCGGAGAAAGCTCCGGCGTCGAGGAACGACATCTTAGCTAAGCGCTTTGGTATACCGATGGAAGGGTACACGTACTTCTTTACGTATGAAGAAACCATACGTCACCCCAAGCATGAGTACTGGCAAGAGCCGTGTGCTTTGGGTGCGGACCTTTCTCAAGGCGATGACTTCTGCGCATTCACCTTACTCTTTCCTCTTTCTAACGGATCATTCGGGATCAAGGTCCGAAGTTACATCTCTGAAGTTACATTGATGAAGTTGGCTGGGGCAATTCGAGAAAAGTACAACGAATTCATCTCGGAGGGAAGTCTCCATGTCTTAGATGGTACAAACCTCGATATGATGGAGGTTTACGATGATCTTGACATGTGGATTCAAAACCATGAGTACGACGTCCGTTGCTTAGGATACGACCCATATAACGCAAAAGAGTTTGTGAATCGTTGGGAAACCGAGAATGGGGCCTTCGGAATTGAAAAAGTTCAGCAAGGCTCGAAAACCGAGTCGGTTCCCCTTGGCGAACTCAAGAACTTAAGCGAGCAGAGGGCTTTGATCTTCGATCAAGAGCTGATGTCATTCTGTATGGGTAATGCGGTTACCTTGGAAGACACCAACGGAAACCGAAAGCTTTGGAAAAAGCGAAAAGAAGAAAAGATAGATAACGTTTCTTCTACAATGGACGCATATATTGCGTGGAAGCTCAACAAGGAGGCATTTGAGTGATATTTGACGACAGTGTCTCTTCGCACGATATTGGCGTTGATTTCATCGCCCACTATGGCGTAAAAGGCATGCATTGGGGTATTAGAAAAGACGTTCTTACGTCTTCAAAGAACCCATTTTCAGCGGCAAACCCAGACTTTGTACGAAATAGAAGTCTTGCTACTACTGCTGCCGGTACTGGTGCTGCCGTAGCCTCGTTGGTATATTTATCGCCCATGGGAGCGGCTGCTGTGGGTATTGGCGCCGCATTTGTCCGAGGGATTATCCATGATATTTCTATGGGGCAAAGAGATGCACGCCTATACGCATATGGGAGATAAATTGTGAATCATTTAACTTCAGTTGAACTCGGTGAAGACTTTCTTGCCCATTACGGTGTTAAAGGTATGCACTGGGGTATTCGTAAGGCAGTTGTCGACTTATTTAAGAACGAGCGTAAGACTTACCAAGACACTATGTCGAACCCTAGGGTTGCCCGGCAGGTTCGTACTGCCAGAAATGTGGCGATTGGCATGGGTGTTGGTTTAGTTGGGCTGGCTGCTGTCGGTGGTTTGGCCACTCACATGCAAACGAACCCCGCTCCTTATATTCGAGCAGCAACCTACATGGGTAACGCTGCCCGAAGCACGATGAACAACGCACGAAGGGCCACTACAGGTTCTCGAGTTATATTTAGCCAAGCCGGTAAGATGACTTATTACCCGCCGGGTGCTGGTCCTCCGATTCGGCCTAATTTTGACCCGAACCTTGCAAGGCGAGCAATTAACGTTGCTCCTCGTGCGCTAAACCCCTAACATATTTCTGAAAGGAATACCGTGACTACCAAGGTTACTCAGGCGGTTGTTACTACTAAGACCGTTGACCCGAACCAGATTACCGAGAAGTTTGCGCTTTTCGATGAGTCTGGCAACCAGCTTGATTTCCCCCAGGATGGCGGGGACATCACGCACACTATTCGTACGACGGCCACGGCCATTGGTACTGCCGCTAAGGCGGTCTCTGGCGCAGCTCCTACCAGCGGCACGATTGTAGCCCTTAAGTTCACCAATGGGAACAGTGCTGACTCCCCGACCGTTGCCTTTGGCGGCGGAGCGGCTAAGCCTATCCTTCTTGGGGGCACTGCTGTGACTGGAGCTAAGTGTGCCATTGCCGCTAACGGCGTTGCACTTTTCCTGTACGACGGGACGAGCCTGCACCAGATTGGGGCCTACACCTAATCCCGATATTTAAGGTAAGGAGGGCGTTATGCCTACCGATCAGGTCATTCAGCAAACCATCATTGTTTCCCAGCCGTCAATTAATCCGAACGCAGTGACTGAAAAGAAGGCTTTCTTCAACGAGGCCGGCGAGCCTGTACTCGTTGTAAACTCAATTAACGAAGACTACACTGAACCAGACCTTCTTGAGGGTTGGGAAGAAGTGGTTGACCCAGGGCTTGGTATTCCTACTACGCCTAGGTTCTTTAAAGACGCCACCGGTATTGTTTGGGTAGACTTTTATGCTCAGACGAATGAGGACTGGCTTTCTGGGTTCATGTCGCCGGCGTTTGTTCTTCCGGTTGGGTATCGTCCAGATTCGACGATCATGAGACTCGGCATGTGGACCAGTTTTCTTAATGCGCCAGAAGCTGCCCCGCTTATGATATTTGCAAACGGTAACGTTGTGATTCCTGCTCCGGCAACGGATGAAGACAGCGTTAAGTTTGTTGCTGGTTTCTCAATTCGTCCGGGGTGAGATTGGAGAACACATGCCGATTTACGCACATAGGGAGGTGAGCAACTGTGTCATTTCTAGATAGGATTACTTCTGTGTGGAATGCGTTTCGTTCTGACGAAGAGCGTCTTCCCACAGTAAGCCTTGGGCCGGCCAGTTATGGCAGCCGGATTGACAGAACGCCTGCTAGATACACCTCTGAAAAAAGCATTATCGGTGGTGTGTATACTCGTTTATCTATTGACGCAGCTTCAATCCCTATCCATCATGTAAAGGTGGACTCGGTCGGTCGATTCTCTGGGCAGTCAGATAGCATGCTTAATCGGTGTCTAAACCTTGAGCCGAACATGGACCAAGGGCCTAGGCAGTTTAGACAAGGGCTTGTCGAAATGCTGTTCGACAAGGGTGTCGTTGCGGTAGTACCCGTGGACACTAGCCCCGATCCTAAGGCCAGCGGTGGGTTTCAGATTCATAGTATGCGGGTTGGCGAAATTACGGCCTGGTATCCTCAGCATGTTCGAGTGAATCTGTACAACGAGAAGACGGGTAAGAAAGAAGAGATCACTCTAGAGAAACGAACGGTTGCCATCATCGAGAACCCTTTGTTCTCTGTGATGAACGAACGTAACTCTACTCTTCAGCGTCTTATCAGTAAGTTGAACCTGCTGGACAGTGTTGACCAAATGTCTGCTGGACGACTGGACATGATCATTCAACTTCCTTATGCGATTAAGTCCGAGGCAAGAAAAGCTCAGGCCGAAAAGCGTAGGGAAGAGGTTGAGTTTCAGTTAAAGGATAGCCAGTATGGCATCGCTTACACTGATGGTACTGAAAAGATCACCCAGCTGAACCGACCCTTAGACAACCAGCTTCTCAAGCAGGTTGAGTATCTCACTACCACGTTATACAACCAACTTGGTCTTACGGAAGCCGTCATGAATGGCACCGCAGACGAAGCCGCCATGATTAACTACTACACTCGAACCATTGAGCCTATTGTTGAAGCTATTCGTGAAGGGCTTGAACGGAGTTTCCTTGGGGTTATGGGTGTTAGTCGAGGTGAGCGGATCAAATACTATCGAGATCCCTTTAAACTGGTCCCTGTCAGTACTCTTGCTGAGATTGCTGATAAGTTCACCAGGAACGAGATCCTTACTTCGAATGAGATCCGAGGGTTTATGGGGATTGCTCCTGCAGAAGACCCCAAGGCAGACCTGCTTATGAACAGCAATATGCCTCAGGCTTATGATCAGCTTAATGCGGTGTCTCCTGGGGCTATCCCGCCCAGTAATGCTGCTGAACCAAACCCGGTTCCAGCATTGGAGGTTGGCAAGCTTACGCCCAGTTAAGTTCAACAATTGACTTTTGAAAGGAACAGTCAAAATGGAATCAGATTTCAGTGGTTATGTTACCAAGGCTGGCCTTCGTTGCACTGATGGGCGTACGATTATGCCCGATGCGTTCAAACACCAGGACGCAACGAAGGTTCCGCTTGTGTGGCAGCATGGCCACGATGATGTAGAGAACGTGCTTGGCCACGTTTACCTTGAGAATCGTCCCGACGGTGTTTACGGGTACGGTCTCTTCAACAAGACCCCAAAGGCGCAGCATGCGGCGGCTCTTCTTGAGCACGGCGATATCAACATGATGTCCATCTGGGCGAATCGGCTTATTGAGTCCGCTAAGCGGGTCACTCATGGGGCCATTAAAGAGGTCAGTCTGGTCCATGCGGGGGCCAACCCTGGCGCTCTGATTGACAATGTGACGATCCGTCACGCCGACGGCGGTGAGGAGATCCTGGGTGACGAAGCCGTCATCTTTACCGGAATTCCTATTGCCCACAATGAAACCTACGAAGAGGAGATTGCCGACATGCCTTCTACCCCCGGTACTACCGAGCCCCTCGCCCACGAAGACCCGCCTGCTGGTGGTTCTGAGAAGACGGTCGAGGATGTTTACAACAGCATGACCGACGAGCAGAAGACTGTCGTGCACTTCATGGTTGGTGAGGCCATTCAGGCCGCCACCGCCGAGGCACAGCAGCCCGCTGCGCACACCGAAATTGACCCGGACGACAACGTCCTTCAGCACGCCCAGGAGGGTGGCCAGATCATGAACGTTTTCGAGCAGAACGCTGGTGGCAGCGATAAGCACATCCTCAGCCACGATGATGTGCAGGGGATCGTTGAGACCGCCAAGCGGACCGGTTCGCTCATAGACGCCGTGAAGGAGTACGCTCTTGCCCACGGCATTGACAACATCGACCTGATGTTCCCGGATGCGGCTCTCATCGAGAACCAGCCGGAGTTCCTCTCCCGTCGGATGGAGTGGGTGCAGAAGGTTATCGGTGGCGCTCGCAAGAGCCCGTTCTCTCGAGTGCGCACGCACTTTGCCGACATCACCGAGGATGAGGCCCGAGCCAAGGGTTACATCAAGGGCAACCTGAAGAAGGATGAGTTCTTCAGCATCATGCGGCGAGAGACCACCCCGCAGACCATCTACAAGAAGCAGAAGCTTGACCG